AATGAATACAATAAAAATCATCCAGAAAAACAAATTCTAGAAAGAGAACCAAAACGTGTATGGTGGGCATTAAAAAAGAGGTTTCTCTGTCATAAAGAGGATTGTATATTAGATGAAATAAAAGACCCTGTCATGAAATCGCGTATTCGCCGTTTTATTTTTGCTCCAAAACAGCCTCCCGAATGGAGTTCTAATCCCGATGAATGGCTTTCAAACTATGACATCGAAAATGTAGCCAAACAATATGAAATCAGTCATCCCGGATTCAAATTAATTGGGCCGACTATGATTGATTTTGACACTCGTTTGCCTGAAATGGGAGGGAAATGTGTTTTAGAAGATCTGTGTAAATTTAATTTAGCGAATTTCATAGAAGCCAAGATAAATAAAATAGGAATTGTGTTTAATTTAGATAAACACGATCAGTCTGGTTCTCATTGGGTTTCGTTATTTATTGATATTGAAAATAAATATATCTTCTTTTTTGACAGTGCGGATAATCCTATTCCGAAAGAAATATGGAAAGAGACGGTAAGTGAAGGAGAACAGATTCCTTTAGTCAATCGCATAATCGATCAAGGCAAGGGCGAGGGCATTCATTTTACGTTTTATAATAATAGAGGGAATCAACATCAGCGGTCAAACACAGAATGTGGTATGTATTCGTTGTTTTTCATAATTACTATGTTGACCGGTGAAACTCCATTCACAAAAGGTGTATTATCGTTAAAAAAACGTAGAGAACTTTTTTTGAAAAAACGCATACCCGATAAAACGGTGTTTGGGTATCGTAATTTATATTTTAACAATGGGTAGAATCCAATGGAAAGCGAACGATGTAAAAGATAAAATATGTACAATAATATTATAACATATGCCAAAAAAAACAAAAATGATATATAAAAAAAAGAGCAAAAATAAATCGGTTAAAAAAAGGGGAAAACGCGTATGGATGTATACCATTGGGAAAGTGTCCGTCGTTTATGTCACGCCTAGATTACATATTCAACCGAGCCCAATGAATGGAATGACGGGAGGTGCTCAACCAGAAATGAATAAAGAATTGGCTTTGAAAATTATGAATTCTATTAAAGAACAAGCTAAAAACAATGTTTCGGATAAAGAGTTGGAAATCATTGAAAAAACATTGAATAAACAGGATGTGTGTGAACCAAAACCGGACACATTATCTCAAGCCACGGGTTCCCTCACTTCGATGTCCTCAAAAGCGTTTGATGTAATGAAAAATAGTTCAATGTCTCTTGGAAAAGTCTTATCCCCGGTGGTTACGGAAGATGAAATGGGTCGCCGTCGGAATGATCTGAATATCCAAATGTTATGGTACCCTCGTGTAACCGATCATTATAAAAAAGGGAAATCATTCGCAGAACCGAAAGATAAAATTAGATATGGCGATTTTATGATTTATGTAGAACCGGAAAAATATGCGGATACATATTCATACCTATCAAACACCACAAATAGTGTGGAAGATTTATTAGCAAATATCTTAAACGGGTGTACTGACGCGTTATGTCTTAAAGGGAATGTTACGCCTGAACCTTATAAACACACGGTTTATAGTATCCATAATTATCAACCGGATGCGGATGATAAATCCTTACAAAAAACGGCGATTCAATATAAGAAATAGGGGCGTGTAAAAATATAAAGATAATAATAACATAATACTATGTCATTATTTATTTCAGTGGAAAATCAAAATCTGTTGTATGATATGATTCATAAAACGGCGGAAATAAAAACGGTGTTCTCAACGATAGATGAAAAAAATGTATGGTTTCGCGATGTAATACGATCATTTTTCAATCAATTGCCTCCCGAAATTGATCGAGAAAGATTAAAACAAGTGAATCGCGAGACTTTGGGATATATGGTAAATTATTTAAAAAATAAAAATACCGAAAAACAACCGCTATTTCAAGAAAAACCGCTAACCGTATTAAAAAGAGAACAGCCGATTGAAGCCGCCCAATATACTTCTTTTTATGACATTCCAAAACCGAAACCGATTGATTTTTCAGAGAAATTGAATGACGATATTATTACGAACATGGATGAATTAATAGAACAGCAAAAAAAGATGCGAGAACGTGAATTACAAGAATATGCGCCTCAACCTCCTCTACAAAATCCGAGTGTTTCTCCCCCGGTTCTTCCCGAACAAACCAAACTCAAGATTTTAGAAGATTTGCCAAAAACAGCCATTCAAGAAAAACACGTTCATTTTTCGGTTCCTTCAATGGAACAACGAATGACTGCGATTGAAAATAAAATAGATACCTTATTAGAAATATTTCGTTCTTCAAGATATCCGGCTGTAACTAGTCGGCTCGACCCACCGCGTTCTTCAAATGGGTTGAATGAGGCATCGTATCAGGTGGAACAGCGAAATCCATTAATGATTGAGGATACATTGTCAAATAGGATAGATGCCGAGAACCACTCCGTTGAAATTATAAAACAACTTATTAAAGAAAATGTATAAAGAAATCGGGTCATACAACATACATAAAATGGACGAAATATTAAAACATGTATTGTATATTAATTTAGATTATCGTACAGACCGATTAGAACATGTCTCCAAAGAGTTTGAAAAGATAGGTATTTTAAATGGGGAACGATTTCCGGCAATTAAAATGAAAGTCGGGTATATCGGCTGTTCATTAAGTCACATAAAATGTTTAGAGTTAGCTAAAACGCGCGACTGGCCGTTTGTTTTTATTTGCGAAGATGATATTACCTTTACGAATCCGACTGTTTTTCTGAATAGTTTGCGAATGTTTGTTGAATCGGGTATTTCGTGGGATGTGTTAGTGGTCGGTGGTAATAATTGTCCTCCATTTCAAGTTATCAATGAATATTGCACTCGTGTTCAAAATATTCAGACAACTACGGGATATATTGTCAGAAAAGAATATTATGATGTATTAATCCAAAATTTTAAAGAAGGGCTCAATCATTTATTGAGAGAACCGGATAAAAAAAAACAGTATTGTATTGATATTTATTGGAAAGAGCTACAAAAAAAAGATCGATGGTATTTATTGACACCTTTGACAGTGATTCAATATTATGATTATAGTGATATTGAAGAAAAAGTAACGGACTATAGTGCGTTAATGTTGGATTTTGACAAACGCGAATTCATAGAGCGATGGATGAAACAAGAAAAGAAGAAAGAGAATCGGTTTACAATGAAAATTTAGTATAATAATTCGTTTATATATGCCTTTTACACCTTTTCTCATTTATTACGTAGTCACTTTGTAGTGAACACCTAATGTATAATAAACATAAAGATTATTATTATATAATACTATGATTATCAGGTATTTATCCGATTTACATTTAGAATTTATTGAACCAAATAAAATAGAACAATTTATTCAAAAAATTCCATCTGGCATTGACGATGAAATATGTATATTAGCAGGAGATATCGGTAATCCATATCAATCCAATTATACTATTTTTATGGAGTTTATAAGTAAAAATTTCAAAAAAACATTTGTCATTTCAGGAAATCATGAATATTATAATAAAACAAAAACGATAGAAGAAACAAACGTCTTTCTAAATGAATATTTTAAAAAATATGATAATATTCGTTTTTTGAATAATAGTTATGAATTGTATGATGGTTATTGTTTTATTGGAACTACATTATGGTCTAAAATTACAAATCCAAGATATAAAATAAATGATGTAAATGAAATTCCTAATTTTGATTATATTAAATATAATCAATTACATGAAGCAAGTGTCTGTTTTTTAGAAGATGTTTTACAAAATAATAAGAATTGTATTGTTATAACACATCATTTGCCTTCCGATTCATTAACTCATGTAAAATATAAAAACGAAATGTTATTGCCATATAATCAATGGTTTTGTTGTCATTTGGATGAATTGATTGAAACCAACAAAGATAAAATAAAATGTTGGATATATGGACATACTCATATGCCATCGAATGTTACAATCAATGGAATACCATTTTTATGTAATCCGATTGGTTATCCAAATGAAAATGTAAATGTAAATTTTCAATCAAATATTCAAATCGGCGTTTAACTTCATAGAAACCGGTACATATAGACTGTTTGATATTCCATATGTATCTTTCTATATAATTCATTACATCTATTCCGATATTTAACCGCCGAAGAATTACGTTATCTTTGGATGGATGGATGGATGGGGTTATCCTTGAGTCAGGGTTAAAAACGAGGCCATCACTTTTTTATTTTTTTCGGCGTATTCATTGGATTTGAGTGTAGCCGCATATTGTTTGGCGGCCATTTTTTCTTGTATTAGTTGTTGTTGTTGTTCGAAAAATCGTTCGTGTTCTGACCGATCTACATGATTTACATTGAGAGATCCTCGTTCTCGTTGTAAATGTTCCATGGATGCGTATTTTTTCGTGGCATCAAAATCGCGTTCGCTTACTGCTAATACGGTTTGATCTTTATGAACTTTACGCAAATCGTCGTATTTTAATTTACCAAAAGGGTCACATGATACATAAGAATCCTCGTCATTGTCATAAAGGTGATTGTATGCTGGACCGCCGGATGACATGGTTTTAACCCCTGTATATTTTACAAGTGTAGATGTTTTCTGTTTGATATGATCAATGGCTTGCGCTAAACCCGCGGTTGATTTCGGGTCGTCGTATTCAAATAACGGGTCGTTTTTTTGAAACCATTCATTCACATTTTCTTTCGGTTTTTCGGCAATAGATACAAAGAGTTCGTTAAATTTGTTTTGAAATTCTCGTTGTCCCATTTCGTGAATCGTTTTCTCTATGGTCTTTTTATTATGAGAATCATTTAAAGGTGAATATATTTGTTCTGTGGATGGTACGGGAGTAGTTATTTTGTTTGTTTCTTCGTAATACTGGTAAATGATTTCATACGCTTTTTTGTAAAAAAGGAAATAATCGGGGGGTAACCTCGACTTGTCGGGATGCATTTTAAGAACCATCATTTTGGCCCGTTTCATTTCTTCGATTGTAATCGTAGACGACAATTTAAAAAGATCTAGTAATTCTTGGAATGAATACATTTTAATATTAAGATTATGTGATTTTGGTTGCATAGAACACGCCTTCATTTGTATTACAATCAGACAAATTATCTTTATGACAATACGCGAGTTTCAATATATACCAGTGAAGATTATGAAAGAGTAGGCCCAAAAGGGGGTGCTTGGTTTCAACACATTACTGGTAAATCATTTGAAGCCGTAAAGGGTCTAAAAAGGTGTGAATATATATATATAATAAAAATGTTTAAAGGAATGACCTATACTACTATAGATAAAACAGTAGTCAAACCAATGTCTATTCCTGAACCTCTATCCCCCAATGTCATCACCGAAATGTCTAAAGAAGATTTCGGTCAATTGTTACATAATGATTCCGTTAATATAGTAATAAAATTTGGAGCAGAATGGTGTGGGCCATGTAAAAGGGTTGACCCCCTTGTTCATCAATGGATGAATAAATTACCACCATCGATTCAAGGCGTTATGATTGATATTGACGACAATTTTGAATTATACGCATTTTTAAAATCTAAAAAGTTAATAAATGGTGTCCCGACGATCATGTATTATAAAAAAGAAAACAAAACGGTTGTACCCGATGGGGTAGTGGTAGGTGCGGATGAATCCCAAATAAATACGTTTTTCACAAAAATATTGTCTTACGCCTAATAAGATGGCCGACTCTTTGTGGATCGACGTTTAGAATGAAAAAAAGGTGTAAAAAAAAGAATATAGAAACAATGTATATATAGTATATATAAGATGAGAGTTTTGTCTGTTTTACTGGGTCTTTTATCGTTGGTTCGTGGTGATATGCATGAAAGAAATGGATGTATTTCTTTTACAGTAAGTCCTGGAACGGGTTGCGCATGGATGTGTCAATATTGTTCTACCACTCTAGGTACAAATAACTATTATTTTACAGATGGTGTATGTACATATGAGCAAGGACAAGGTTGTGTAGGTAATCCATTTTCTGGTAAGATGTACACTTGTTGTTCTACTTCCACCTTGTATACTCTTGAACATTTATAATGAGAGGGTCAGTCAAATACATTTTTTTTCAACCTTTTCGAATCATAAAGGTTGAAAAAATTTTACGTAGAGGAGGATCATGTAACTGTCAAAAAGTCGAATGTTTGATTCCATTCTATTGTATGAATGAAATCTATCATATAGGGTAACACTTTTTTCCATAATGGGTCGTTCTCTAGTTCCATTATCCTATAGGGCGATATATCCATTGAAGTCGGTTTACATATATTTGTTAGATGGAAGTAGATGCTATAGGACGGTTTATATAATATCGAATACAAATGATGGATGTATCCAAACCATTGATAAAACGTGTATTTCCTTTTTGACACTAACTGGGGTATTTTATGAAACAGGTCTATTTCAAGACTCGCTTCTTTATCATTTGGTGAAATAAATCGTACAAAATTAGCGACGATTACATTTTGACAAAGTGATTGGTCTACTTTGTCAAACAACGTTTTCAAAACTGTTTCAATGGAATGTTCGCTTATGTCAAAAAGGAATAACTGGATGGGTTCGTTGGGTTTCGGTATTTTTGTGGTTGTTGGAAAAAAATCGATTGCTATTGCTAGGGTGGGTTCTTCTCTAGAAGAAACGAAAGACGGTACCATTTGATAGAATGCGTTTGTGGGTTTATTCAATGAAACTACAACGTCTTCATTGTATTTTGAACCAATCGAAATATAAATATATTTATAAATGGAGAGTTCGGGAAGTTGATGTAGATGTTGGATAATCATAATATAGTGTGTTAATTTGTTATTTTTTAGGTCTTTTTTTGCGTGTGTTTTTTCTTTTATTTCCGCCAGTACGGTTTTCTTCGTTTTCCTCCTGTGGGGATTCGAGTGTTTGGTCTTGCGATTGGTCTTGCGACTGGTCTTGCGATTGGTCTTGCGATTGGTCTTGCGATTGGTCTTGCGATTGGTCTTGCGATTGGTCTTGCGACTGGTCTTGCGACTGGTCTTGCGATTGATCGCTCGAATCATTATAACTCTCCATATTTTGCTCTGGTTCTGATTCCTGTGTTTCATTTGTTTGTGAATATGAATCATCATCGGATGAACCCAGACTAGCCATTTGTGACAATGGTGATGACGGTTGGTCTGATTCTTGGTCGGGTTTATCTTCTTCTACTACACTTTTCTCTATGGCTGTCATATAGGCTAATACTGCGATTGTAGTTGTTATCATACCATATGTAAAAACAGGAGCATTACCGATAGAATCAAAATATCCATCAAAATATCCGTTTGTAGGCATTTTCTATATTATATATATATTTATCTAATACTCATTTTTTACATTCTAAACACCCAACGGGCTCTCCCCCCCAATGACAATGGTGGGGTGGGGTGGGGGCTTTGACCGTCATTCGGTAACTTTGTAACTGATAAAATTAGTCCTCAATATGGATTTCCCAATCGTCCATTAATCCACCGGATTTAATTCGCGTGGATTTGATTTCATTCGGTAAAATATCTTGAACAGACTGATTTATAATTTCATTCCATTCTATATTTGAACTATCCATATGATTACATTTTTCTAGTTTTTCGATTTGTTCTAAATAATGATAAAACAATATAATACGATACATGTCTTCGCTGGTTTTTTCAGTTGGGTATCTCTCGTCATACCCTTTTTTATTTATTGTATTGCCTGCTATAAATGGATCGAATTTATTTATACCGCCGAAATTTCGAAACGTGGCGTCTTTCTCAGACGTCATTTCAAATAGTTGGTGTTTCCATTGATTTTTGCGAGGGGTGGAATAGTTGGTGTTACACTCTGTCAAAAAACAATCTACGGAGGTTATGATAAAAAATATTATATATGTACATAAAACCATATATAATATATGATAAAGTTTCTAAATGATTATAGTGAATGGATATTTTACACTGTGGATTCAATTGTGTAATGTGCGTTTTGCGATACTATTTTTTTCATTCCATTTTTGTTTAATAGAAGTAGAAAGTTCGATTTTAAAAAGTCTTTCGAATTCTTCTGGATTTCTGAAAAATAATTTTTTACATTTGTCGTCTGTTCTATACACCAGATCTTTTACAGTAAAATATAAATCTTCTGATTTAGAACCTACGCGATGTTTTTCATAAATTCCTGTAGGAGGATTACGAATGTATCCATTATATGGACTAGAATATACGCGTACTTTTTTAAGTATTAACTTATTATCAGGAGTGGGTTCATATCTTTTAAAAGAGTAATAATCCGGATCGTTTAATCTGTATATTTCTTGGTTTTTTTTTCTTTCTAATTTTTCTGAATCAATTGTGGAAGTTTCAACACTTATATCTATTTCTTCATCAAATGCGGGATCATCGTGTAAAAAATCTTCAGTATACATTGGTATAATCAATCAAAGAGGTATCTATTAGATATTATATATAGTTATTATTTTCTATATTCTTTTTCGTAAAAAAAATAGAAGTATATATTAAAGAAGTATTATAATGTATCAATTACAAAGATCAAAAAGAGATGTCGAACGTATATTTGATATTCCTTCATTTACAAAATCCTCTTTGGAGACGTTACAACCACCTTTGGTGTCTCCTATTGAAACTTTACAAAAACCGGTTGAATCTTCTCCTTATATAAAAGAAAATATTTACAAAGATTTTTTTTTAAACTATGGTCGAACTATAGGAGAATCTTCTTCAAAGAACGAGTCTCCAATGTATGATATTAAAAAAGAAGAAGAAGAAGAAATAGATTCATTAAAAAAGGAGGTTTCTGAAATTAAAAAGGAAAAAGAATTATTAGAAAAAGAAGTTTCTGAAATAAAAAGTCAAAAAGAAAATATTGAACAAGAACTAGAAAAAGCGAAGGCCGCGGCGGCCGCCGCCGGTGAGGAGGAGGAAGAGGCTCCTGCCGAAGAGGAAGAGGCCGAGGAAGAGGCCGAGGAAGAAGAGGAGGAAGAAGAGGAGGAAGAGGAGGAAGAGGCAGAGGCCGCCGAGGAAGAAGAAGAGGAACCCGACGAATTTTTAGAACAGATAGAAGAAGAAGAAGAAGAGACCCCCATAGAAATTCCAGAAGATGATACAGAAGAATATCCAATTACAACATACGATTATGGTGACGACAGTTATTATATCGACAATACACCTTTTTTAGAGAAAATATTTTTATTTCCTGATGGAAAACATCCAATAGACCTTTGTATATATAGTTGTGTCAGAAACGGATGTATGCCATATGTATTGTATTTAACTGTGTATGATAAAACCAAAAATACACTTACATTTCCTTTGGCAGAATCCATCGTAATAACCGAAAACGATTCAGAAGAAGATATTCGAAATCGAACCATGGAGAACTTTAAGAACTCTATTTTCAATATTTTCCCCCCAAATGAAATCCAAAATCCGACCGTCAAAGAAGAACCTACCGATGTATTTTACCCTCAATTATTCAAAGGACTCTCATTTTCAGACGAAAAAATAACAATGGTATATGACGCAACACGTGTCCAAGTACCCGTTTCTAAAGACAAAGAATATTTCTGGGTAACTCCATATGAAATCCTAGTTCTCTATCAATATAAGAATATTATCATCGACGATTCGGTGATTTCATTCTTTCAAACCATCGCCACTTCTTCTGGATTTATCGATAAATCCTTCTATCAATTAAAACGGGTTTCCGATGGGTCTCTGGTTCCAACTCCCTATGTGATGTTTCCTTGTTCTCCATCTTCCTCTACTTCTTTTATATCCTATATTAGAGGGGATACTTCTATCACATATGAGAACATAGTAGAAACACCCGAAGAGGAAATAAACCTATTTATACCGACGATAAACCATCCAAAATACGGCAATTTTCCGTTCTTCTCTTCTCTTCCATTAGACAAAACAAAACTTCATATAAAACGATGTGCGGTCTTTGTTGATATAGATGATATGCAACCCACATTTTTAAATACTGAGAACCCCGAATTAATAGATCATCTTTATGACATAACGCAAGACAGACAGTTTACATCCTTTTCTTTTATAGAGAACAATATTCAATACTGGTGTATTAAATCGCCTCTTTATTTCTCAGAAATTTATGATGACCCAACTTATTTTCTACCAATTACATCTTTTACGGAATTCACTGAGGAAGAACTCCACCGTATAAAAGGGCCAGAACTAGAAAAAGAACCAGAACCAGAACCATGGACAGAAGACATGGACGATCATTCCAATGAAGGCAGCGAAATTTCCAATGAAGGAAGCGAGATTTCCAATGAAGGAAATAATACATCAGACGAAGAAGAGAACTTTTCAGATGAAAGCGAATCAATCTTGTCCGATACAGAATTCGAAAACGATGACTACAAACGAGGGTATGAAGCCGGTCTTAGAATGGGCTATAAACAAAAAACGGTGGAAGACGTTCTCCATCCTACTGAATAAATATAGAGTGAAAACTGATGGAAACCGGTTGATTCAACGCAAGTTCTCTATAATCATCTTTAAATATAGATATCAACGATACATATCCCATCCCCTTATCATCATATGATAGACCAATTAAATACGGTTCTTTCATAAGTTCAATGATGGACGGTTCACCGCAAAAAAAGCGGTTCTCCGGTAATCGAATCCGTCTTATAATCGAGAGATCTTTACAAACGACAAAACCCATGATTGTTTTGTTGTTTACTTCCCGTAAAATAATATATCGCCCCCATTTTAAAGGAAAATCCAGATTCAATCTTTCCAACACACTATTTTTCTTTATGACGATTTCTCCAGAGTGTCTTAAAGAAATATGTCTGTATTTGCCATTGATTTGAATCGAAGAAAAATCTATATCGTCATATACTGGAGCATATATGTCTATGTTCTCACCGAGTTCTACCTGACCATAATGAAAAATATAGAACGATTTGTTCGTTTTCCATTGGCGGGTCGTTTGTTGGATAGTGTCATAAAGAAATAAATAGGTCGGTTTACTGTGGTCGAATGAAATCGGGGGTCCTTTCATTTCTATAGAGAACTTCCATACAAACGGCGAATCTATAAAAAGGATTTTATTATCGGATACAAAAAAATCGTGAATCAACGGTACATAATGTGTCTTTATGACGGTCTTAAAGAATAGATTGAATATATTTGGTGTCAATTGAACATATGTCAAATGATTTTTGAGAACATCATAATCAATGCTATGAATTTTTACATTGTCATATTTCGAATGTCCTGAAAAATGGGTTAACCCGGGAATAATCCGTTTTTTCATAGTAAACAATAATTGGTTCTCTACATCTATATGAAGTTGATACGGATGATCTCTTTCAAACAATGCGAATATTTGATTGTTTGTTTTAAGGAAAGCCGTATTTGCTAGGCCTAATGTATTTGGGATGCAACCGATTTTGTTTAAAAGAACATATAGGGGGGTCATAAAGATATGTTTGGAGAACTTTCCATGCGTAGCTTCGTATAATAATTTTTCGGTTCTCACGAATTTTTTGATGAAGGTTATTTTGTCATGATTGAAAAACACGCCTTGGATGACTCCATCTCCTGTAAATAATTCATATAGTGACGTAACGGATGAAATATTTATATCGGGGCCAATAATACCGTAAAATCCTTTGATTTGTTTGAAAAGAGGATCATTGGACGGTTTTATTCTTGACCGTATTTCGCGGTGTTCGATTCGAAATGGTTGTAAAAAAGAGTGGATGGTTCCAATTAATAAACACAACAAGAGAACTTGCATAGACTTATTCTATACAAGTTTTTATATAGTTGTATGTATTGTTGAATAAAAATGGGGGGTCTTTGGCTAATCATCGGGTTCAACTAGTTGAATCTCCTTGTTTTCTGTCTCTTTATATTCTGTATGACTGATTTCTTCAGAGATAGAGTTCTCATATATAGGCGACGGGGTTTGATAACGAATATCATCGATTGGACTGTTGTTTACCATAGATTGATTTGTAAACACCGGATGGATACGTTCAATCCCATCTGATAGGTCAGATATAGATTCTTGATGGTGTGTTTCTTGTGTTATATTATTACTACTATCTACGCCTAAAAAATGGGGCGTATATATGGATTCTGATTTCGTATCTGAATTCGTATCTTCCATAATAGTTATTTTCAATTCTTTTAATAACGAATGATCTATATTTTGTTCTTTTAATTTATTTATAATGTCTTTATTCGTGGTTTTTGTATGATTCTGTGTATCTATTTTAATATCATTTGTAAGTTGACTGTTCATCAAATTCAATTTCATACTGAATCGTTTTAAATATTTTGTATGTGATTTATGAAAAAACTCCATATAGGTGACAAACAATAAGGCGCGTTGATTCATAACAACGGTATTGAATGAGAACGTATTCACAAAAGAATCAATATTTAGACCGATCTGATTTTTAGATTCATAGACTTTCAAATCGTGTTCTTTGTTTGTAATATAGTTATGTAAATACGTCAGAATAACTAATATGATTTCGTGAATACTTTGAATATGCTGAAAATCATATTGTTTAAATGGTTCTAAATCCTTGTATATCGGATAATTATCATTGATTTTTATGATTTCTTCCAATTTTTTATCCGGAATATTTTCATATGAATAGGCAACAATGATTTTGAAAAGTTTGTAATAATCACAATACATACGATTTATAATAAATAGAAACATGCGATTCATATCTTCCAATTCGATATCAATTAATTTTCCTTGAAAATGAAATGAATCCAGCGTAAAAACAAACAATTGTTCTCGGTTTGTCTGAATAAAATGGTCATACATAGATTTGATTTGTTGAATACGAGTTTTTAAAGTATGTAAAATAGAAATGTTGATTTCTTTTAAATCGACAATCTCACCGAATGAACTCTTTAAGACGGAAATACGTGTCTCCATTTAATTATCGGAAGAAAAAATGTCAAATATATATAATGAGTGAACCGCCCAAAGAAACCCAAGAACATTCGTCACAATTAGCAGTCACTAATTTAGAGAAATATGAATGGTCAGTAGAACACGAACATATTTTAGCAGAATGGGCAGATAAAGCAATGTGTTACCGTTGGCTTCATACACGCGCGAATGCCCTTTTTTCAAATTTAAATGCCTGGTATACGATTCCTTGTATTATTATTTCTACATTGGCTGGAACAGCCAACTTCGCACAAGCACGTGTCCCCGTAGAATACCAAGCATTATTTACCATGATTGTGGGAGGAATCAATATTTTAGGTGGAATTATTAGTACCATCCAACAGTTTTTGAAAATAACGCAACTGAATGAGGCCCATCGCGTCAGTAGTATTGCGTGGGACAAATTCTACAGAAATATCAAAATAGAACTGACAAAACATCCAAACGAGAGAATCATAGTGAGTCATATGTTGAAAATGTCGAAAGAAGAGTTTGACAGATTGATGGAAACGAGCCCAGTGATTCCCGACAAAATCATAACCGAATTCAAAAACTCTTTTTCTAAATCGGCCGACTATGCTGAAATATCAAAACCAGAAATATGCGATGTTCTCATTTCTACTGAAAAATTTAGGAATCCTTGGTATAGCGAAGAAAACCAAGCCAAAAAAAGAATAGAATTACTTCAGCTATCTTCTGAAACGGAATTCAAAAAGAAAATATTAGAACAGAAAAATTATTTAATGGTTCAGAATTTTTATAAGACATTTATAGATTTGAATAATCGAGAACCTATGGAATCTGAAGTCATGGATAATTTAGCTGAAGAAATCGATCCAGCCATTATCAAAAATATACTAACGCAAATCGTGAAAGAAGATACAAAAGTGTAAAATAATATATATTGTGTTAAATAACATAAAATAAAAATCCATTGATACTCTAAAAATGGATATTCCAGAAAAGTTTCCTGAAGTAATCCGTGATTTTTTAGCAGATTTATCAGTAACATTCCCCGAATACACGCATTTATGGGCTGAAGTGTATAATATACCCAACCTATATCAATATTGTTTGTCAGTCTATCCAGAGCGTTTTTTTGATATTTTGTATCAAAATGAAGAGATTTTTTCGCCGGAATCAACTACGAACACCTTATTTTTACCAAATGTGGATTTTAAAACGTTGTATTGCACAGAAGGCGTGAGTGAAACTACAAAACAAGCCTTATGGAAATATTTACAACTCGTCTTGATAACCATTATGGGAAATATTAAAACAAGCGCATCTTTTGGAGATACCGCGTCTTTATTTGAAGGAGTGGAAGAAGAAGAACTTCAAAAGAAATTGGCGGAAACAATCGAAGGACTCACCGATTTTTTCAAAGGGATGTCACAAAATGGAGAACAAGAGGGTATGGAAAAAGCATTTGAAAAAATGTTTGAATCGGAAGGAAAAGAAGAAGCGGGGGAGACACAACCAGAAGGAGAAATCCCGAATGCCGATGATCTTCATAACCATTTAAAATCCCTTTTTGACGGAAAAATAGGGGCTTTGGCAAAAGAGTTAGCCGAAGAAATGAGCGGGGACGTCATGTCCATGTTCAATGATGGAGATGAAGCAAAAAATACGAATGATATCATTAAAAAAATGATACGAAATCCAAAAAAGATTATGGAGATTGTCAAAAAGATTGGAACGAAATTGGATGACAAAATGAAATCGGGTTCGATTTCACAAGAAGAATTGATGAAAGAGGCAAGTGAAATGATGTCGAAAATGAAAGGTGGCGCTGGCGGTAAAGAATTTCAAGAAATGATGAAAAATATGATGAAATCTATGGGGGGAGGAAAAGGGATGTTTGATATGAACAAATTGAATACTATGATGGGGCAAAGCGCAACAAAAGATCGTATGAGAACAAAGATGGAACAACGAAAAGCACAGGCACAAGCACAGGCACAAGCCAATTTCATATTAGAATCCAAAGCACCAAATGAATTTGTATTTAAACTACCAGATGGAGGCGTTCAAGAAAAAAGCAAAGCTCAAGCTCCAATGAATGATGATTGGTTAGATGAACCAGCGGCTCCTGTCATAAAGAAAAATGCGGGTAAGAAGAAAGGCAAGGGAAATAAGAAGAAATAAAAATGCTAAGATATACTATATGGGGTTTTTTAAATATATTAATATACCAGTTTTTATGATAAGTTTAGCAATTGGTTTATTTTTCGTATATATTTATCAAGTCGAAAAACGGGTTATATATGTATATCCTCGTCCAGATAATATAGACTTGATTCAATATAAGGATGCTACTGGAGCTTGTTTCAAAGCAAAACAAGAAAAAGTAAAGTGTTCTAAAAGTGCGGTCAATATCCCAGCCCAAAATTAGCATGTTTTGTCGAAAACGATTCGATCACATGGATCTATATGACACGTTGGGGGGAGGGGGTGACCATTTTATTTATCGGTATGAAAAAGTAAATAGGTAGAATATGGCATCTAGTTTTGTATCTAGATATTATATAAAATGAATCTCAAACGTTTATTAAACACGCCTATCGGAGTGTTTTTGATTTCTGTTTTACTAGGTCTTGGTTTAGCTACCTTTTTTTATAAGGCTTGTAGTGGTAAACATTGTATAAATTTTAATGGTCCAATGATAAATGAAGTCGATGGAAAAACATATAAATTTGGCGAAGAATGTTATAAATATACATTTCATTCTGAACCTTGTGATAAAACAAAAAAGATCGTGAATCTTGGTTCTCCAAAACCGCCGGATTCAGAGAATCAATGAATCGACAAAAATCAAGAATGTCAAAAAGAAGAAATCCACTGTGCGTAAAATAAAAAAACAAAATATAGGATAGATATAACATAAAGATGTCAGAGAACATATCAGTTACACGTATAGTTGATTTACCAGAAGGCCCCTATATGGGAGGGGGGGCTTTTACTGCTCAAGGTTCTGGTGGGAATAAAATAGATTCCGGTAATTTTAGCAATACTTATTTACCGATGGATGTTCATCCAAATCCATACGGAATGCCACCGCCACCCCCTGGGGGTATATTGCCTCCCGAACATACACAAGGGAGAACAGAAAAATATCCAGTAGCAAAAGAAGGACTTTCAAATCAATACATACCCGAAGTTTCACAAAGGTTACCGCAACGAGATATCCCAATGAATACCATCGAACTTACACAGGATGAGCAAATTAAGCCAAATTATATTCCTCCGCCACCTAAATTAACATCGGATTATATACAAGAATATCAAGTGTCGCAAGATAGAAAGAACCGTGAATATGAAGAGAAAAAAATGGTGGAGAAAAAAAGAGAACATTGGTTAGACAAATTGCAATGGCCGGTTTTGATTGGGCTCATGTATTTCGTGTTTCAACTACCCATTGTAAACACCTTTATTTTTAAAAGGTTCTCTTTTTTATCTATTTATAAGGATGATGGCAATTTTAATTTAGTAGGACTCCTATTGAAAAGCGTTTTATTCGCCTCTGTATATTTGTTTATAGAAAAAAGTATAGATTTTTTAGAGTAATCCTTCCTTTCTCTTCCCCCCTTTTGCCGTGATGGATGGATAGTATGAATTTATAATTTATATTTTATGATAATTTCAGATGGATCTTGTTCTAAGACCGTTTCCAATTCCTCGATCGTTTCAAATAAACAAATATGTTGATTGATAAAATTCAAATACAATGTTATTAATTCGTTTTTAATTTGTTTATTCGATAAAATGTTTTTATGAAAATCAGAAAGGATATTATTTTTCTCTCTGGTTTTATCCGGGATCATTATAATACTAATGGTTCGCATACTATATAATTGGTCTAAACATTCAATCAACAGATATAATAACCACGTATGCGAATATGGATCTGTATGACTATTTTGCGCAGGATACGATAATTGGACGTGTTCAATATTATATTTATTTTCTTTGAAAATAGGTAATATGTTCTCTTCCAGATAGGTAATGTCATGAATGCTTTTGATACGTAACATAGAAGTTGGGTCAATAATGTATACATCTTGTAATGTTTTATCTAGTAAAATGATTTGATGATTCGCAATAACAAGTACAATGATACCCGATATTTGAGGATGGTTTATCATTTGTTCAATATAAGATTTGATTTCATATAGATCTATAGAATCAAATATTTTCATATATTGAATATTTTCTTTGAATTGTGGAAAATAATCCAACAATATTTTTTGTTGGATGTTTATATCGTTCAATAAAATACGAATGGATTCTTTTGCCCATAGAATGGATTTTAACATGATTTCCTCCTTTTTATGTTTTTCTTTATTTGTAGTCATAGCAGATTTATTCAAATAATAGGATTGTATGGCTTCCATGTTTGTATTTATCATTCTAATGAATACAAAAAATGTTTCAATTTTTTACACCCCCTCTGCCCATTTTTTCTTTTTGACCCATACAAGAGGGTTACACCGAATAATGAACAGGTGTAAAACGCACACATGTGAATGAATGTCACAAAGGTATATCTAAGGGGGTGTCATTCGGCGGGGGGGGTCTTTTCTACATTGCTCTATATAACAAACGCGGACCCTTCTTTAGAAAACAGTTCTTCATAATCCCCTAGATTTGTTTTTTCAGAGGTGGTTCCTAATACCGATAATATAAATCGCGATTCCCATATACACACTGGACTCGCATTTATTTTATATGCCCTATATTTATTAATATAATCCGAATGATTTGTTAACAGTTTACCACTTTCATCCACGGGGAGAACCACATTCCATTTTTTGGTAGGTTGTTTCAAGGTTTTAATCGACTGCAATGTAACCGTAGGTACAGACATACTAATCAATGATTTCAAGTTGGTTGTCATATTTCCATAGTATGGTTTGGTGTCCATAACCGTTATAAATTTCCCCTTTATTCTTTCTAAAGGCGTCGTCTCTTTCACATTCGAGACAAATCGGTTTGAAGTATTTATCTCTTGAAGAGCTTGTTCTATTTGCGAATTTAATTGTGTATTGAATCCCATCACTTCTTGAATCGCCGCTTTATCTGTTTCTGAAACCGGTTTTTTATACGCGGGTAAAATATGTAAGAAAAACGGATCCCCATTATTAGGCGAAGTCGGCGAAAAAGCATTTTCTTGGATACTTTGTACAAAATCATAAAGAGACACTGTTTTGTTTGCCGTATTTGTTAATGGTGAATAAAGAGAAGAGAACCCCACCACAGCGGTTTTAGATTCCGATAATTTGGGGTCCGTCCCGTCACTTACATAATCATAAAAAACATGAATTACAACATATCTGTATCCTAAAAACAAAGTATAATTCATCATTTCTATACTTATACTATCCCCATCATACCCTCCGCCATAAGCAGATTTGATATACGTTTCATTTAACGGTTTGTAAAGAATGTTCTTGTTCATATTCGCAATATTAGGAAGAAGAGTGTTTGCTTTTTGAATCGAAATCACCTTGGATGACTGAGGAGTGAAATTCTCGATCTCACCCGTTGTTTTATCCCCCTCGTAATTTTCAAAAGCATTCATAAGAATAACCCTTTGTGACAGCAGACGAAACAATATATAAGAAAACAATATAACAATCAGAAGGATCGCAATTTTTCTGTATATATCCATTAATATATGTATATAAAAACAAAAATAAAAAAAATATATAGATATTATAAAATTATGGCTGGAGGATTATTAAATCTAATTTCAACCGGAAACAATAATATTTTTTTAACAGGCAATCCAACAAAAACATTTTTCAAAGTAACTTACGCCAAATATACTAATTTTGGGCTTCAAAAATTTCGTGTAGATTACGACGGTTTAAGAGATTTACGATTAACAGAACCATCTTCTTTCAGTTTTAAAATGCCTAGATATGCTGAATTATTGATGGATACTTATTTGGTTGTAAATCTACCAAACATATGGAGTCCTATATACAACCCTTGTACAGAGACAGACAATCAATGGGCACCGTATGACTTTCGTTGGATTCGCGAATTAGGAACAAACATGATTTCAGAAATATCCATCACATGTGGTTCTCAAATCATTCAAAAATATTCCGGCGAATATTTACGAGCAATGGTTGAACGCGATTTTTCTTCAGGAAAAAAAGATCTATTTGATCGTATGACGGGAAACATACCGGAATTATATGATCCAGCAAACGCATTTACGCGACAGAACGCATACCCGTCTGCTTATTATATAAACGATACTACGACTTCCGAACCCTCTATTCGTGGTCGCACCCTCTATATTCCTATAAACACATGGTTTACACTGGATAATAGGTGCGCATTTCCAATGGTGTGTCTTCAATATAATGATCTATATGTGAATGTTACATTTCGTCCTATACAAGAATTGTTTCAAGTCCGTGATGTATTTGACACGGGAAATAATTTCCCATATATTCAACCGGACTTTAATCAACCCTATTTTAATATGTATAAGTTTCTACAGAGTCCGGTGAGAGATTTATCGAATCCAGAAGAATATCCATGGCCTATTACAAACAATATATGGAATGCCGATATACATTTACTATCCACCTATTGCTTTTTGACAGGGGAAGAAAGTCGTAATTTTGCGTCTGAAGACCAAGTTTATTTAGTCAAAGACGTATTCGAATATACGTTTAATAATGTGACGGGAAGTAAAAAAGTCCAATTAACATCGAATGGTATGGTTTCAAGTTGGATGATGTATTTACAAAGAAATGATGTGAATATGCGTAATGAATGGTCAAATTATACGAATTGGCCGTATCATCAAATACCGAGTGATATTCAGTTAGCGTCGGTAGACCCAACCACGAATTATGGGCCCGGTATAAATAATATCGGTTCCTCGCAATTAAATACGGGTATTTTCGTTACTGGACAACTCGCCACTGAAAATCAAAAAGAAATATTACAAACCATGGCGATTGTATTTAATGGGGATTACCGTGAAAATGTGTTAGAATCGGGAATTTATAATTTTGTAGAAAAATATGTGCGAACAAAAGGTAATGCCAAGGATGGACTTTATTCTTATAATTTTTGTTTAAATACGGATCCATTAGAATATCAACCATCGGGAGCAATTAATTTAAGCAAGTTTAGAACAATTGAACTTGAAATTACTACATACGTACCACCATTTGACATACAAAATTCACAATACAATATAATATCCGATCCGAATGGAAATCCCATTGGAACGAGTAAATTAAATTGGCAATTATTTGAATACAATTACAATATGAAAGTATTTGAAGAAAGATACAATGTATTGTCCTTTATAGGCGGTAATTGCGGTATGCTGTATGCCAGATAAATCATATCATAATATATACTATTTATATATTATGGAAGAGTCAGAAACAAAATGGAATACACCTTTAAAAAATTATAATTATGTTCCACTAGATGTTCAATTACAAAATCTTTATTCCTATAAACCGGGTTATAAAGAGGGATTTGACATATTCAGTAGTGATTATTTTAGAGATGTATCGCGAAAAATGCCCAAAAATTCGTTTTTAGAAAAAATCATAAAGAAAATTATTGATTTTTTAAAAAAATTATTATCCAGTCCTTCCGCCTACCTCGACAAAGCATTAGAATCCGTCATAAAAAAACTGTTACTGTTACTTATGAATCGAGTAGAATGTGATGTGTATCTTGAAAAAAATAAATACAAGTTGAATACAAATCAAACAGCGAATACATTCACTTGGGCAAATGGAGAGTTAGGGCTATTGAACGAAGGGTTTTCTATGACGAAAACTCCCGATTTAATCAACACGATTCAATCTTTTATGGAAAATCATATAGAAATTGAAGAAGAAGTAGCGCTCATTAATTATTATATTCGCGAATTAAATTCATATGAAAAAACCCTCGGCAGAAATATGAATTCAGATGAATTGTTTGTATTTAATAACGAGTTTGATAATAAATTGGCGAGTGACTCCGTCATACAGACCATCGAAACCATCGCCAAAAATATAAAAAAATCTTCGTACAAAAACTCTATGAGTGATTATTTATTATATTTACAAAAGGATGCGCGGTTTTCCTTCAATAGTACAAACGAAATCCAATTTTTTCTATTGAATACCGACCATTTTCCATTTCCAATCGACCAAGAAGGCTTTTTTATGACACAAGAGTATGATAGGAAGGCCGCGAATTATATAAAAAAATTAGAAGATTTATTAGCCTTTCCAAGCGTTCCTCCTCTCCCCCCTCTTCCCCCGGATAAAATGGAATTCCTCGACCCAAATTATGCCTACACCACCAATCTAGAAACCCAAAAAATCGGGTCTATCGCGTCCTATTTAAAATACATTAGTATATACTTTTCGACACTTTTATATTACAAACAAAACCAATATAGTAATTTAACCTACCCCAGCATTCAAGCCAATTTTTGTTCAGTATACCTCACTTATTTAAACGCCGTAGAATTTCAGAAATACCGTATACATAGTTCGTATTTAACACAATACGAATTAGCCATGTTCAACCATTTATTTTTCATTTGTATTCAACAAAATACCGTTTCATCCAATATTTATAACATTTCAAAATCTTCGGAAAACACAGGAATAATAATTATGACCCCCTCGGATATGTATATCAATCTATCACCCGTTTCTATTTACAATATCATCAAACAATTTTGTGCTGAAATAAATAATCGTGTGATTTACCTGTCAGACACAACGTTTGACGATTACCAACCTCTTCCATTAGATTCGAAACTGGTTATACCAGAACAATCCCCTACAGATATGTCAAACAATGTCATCCTATTGAACGATTACATTCTAAATAATAGCTCTTATACAATAGATGTTCCTGCCGAAATAAGAGAATATTATATTCCAGACGGAACCGCTGAATGCGAATCACAAAAAAAATCGCTAGACAATGAAGCCAAAAGATACGCAAACATAATCAAATATGAGATCTATCGTATGCTTACCATACCCATTATTTTGTATATTTTTTATAATTTTTACTATTTGTTTTTCTTTAAAGATTGTTATTCGCCGGTTTATAACACGGATGAAAACGGAACAAATACGTACAAACACACATGTGAAGGAGGAGAAAAAGGCGGGTGTTTTACGCCGAATTACCCCGACTGGGAAACCATCTTCCATTCGATTGAAAGTCACAAAAGCGATTACATATTCGAATTCATATTCAAACCCATCAAAATGATATATACACTATTTAATTCCTTTAAGACTATTTTTCGCAAACAAACTTTTGGGATTGTCTTAAAGGATGAAGTGCCCTATCTCTTTTTCCTGTTTTCATTCTATTTTATTTATAATTTTTTAGAAAGGAATGGTGGTATGATTATCATGGCATTGACCGATCTCATTCAATTTAAAACGCCGAAGATTCCTTTTGGCAAAATGGGATTAGATACCTATTGTAAAACAATCATTATCCTTTTCTTTTTAATGGCGTTTTTTAATAAAGTCACCGGTATTGTTCTATTAGACTCCTTTAAAGAATCATTGAATGAAACAAAAGAACCCGAACCTTCTGGTCCTTCTGGTCCTTCTGGTCCTTCTGATTCTTCTGGTCCTTCTGGTCCTTCTGGTCCTTCTGGTCCTTCTGGTCCTTCTGATTCTTCTGGTCCTTCTGATTCTTCTGGTCCTTCTGATTCTTCTGGTCCTTCTGAAAAAGAACCTCAACCAATGAAAACCGGAGGTGCCATAAATATGAAATCCATGGCAAATAAAGCATTTGAAACGTTTAAACCAAAAACCAAGGAAGAAGAAGGAGAACAATCTTGGTTAACTTGGTTAATGAACCCTCTACCAGGAATATTTATGTTTGTCATAAAGTGTATAGCTCTTATTCTTTTTTGGTTGTTTAAGTTTATCATTTCATTGGGTATGGTAGGTCTGTCTACATTCATTTTTGTGATCTATTTTATTTGGAATCTATTGTTTGGCATGTCTTCGTTTACAACTCCCATTCAAAGTGTTTCATACAAGATCGATTTAATGTATCGTATCATGTATACCAAACTTTGTGACAATGATAATGACGGTATTTTTAAATATATAGCCAAGTCCATGATATTTTTTTGTATTTATTTTTTAGTTGAATTTATAATTGTTCGGAATTTAATGCAGAGTATGGATACCTTTTCAAATATGAAAACTCCTCCCTATGGTAATTCTAGTAATAACACCTCTGTAAAATCATTTATGTTGATCCTTTATGCCATTATCATTTTATGTGTAGTTATATGGAGTACTTATAAATTTAAATTTAAAATGCCTATTATTGTAAGCGCATACAAGAATAGAAAAACACCGGATGATACATTAGACAAACGGTTTCGTTATGAATGTTCAACCAATGGAATTTATGAAGAAGAAAGTAAAAATAGTTTTATGAATGTTCTTATGAATAGTGACCGTATAAATAAAATGTTTATAGATGAATTTAACGCAAAAACGGAGGGCATCAAACCCCCTTCATCGTTGAGCAGTTTTATAAACAAAATTGGAGAATACAGTGATAAAATAAAAGATATTGGTAATTCAATGAAAAATTCGGTTTCAAATATGTTTACGTCAAAAAGAAATCGTATTTATCACTAATCCTATGTGATATAATGATATATACCAGTGAAGACCGCACCCCTTTGGGGGCTTGGTATAATTCTTCAACGGTCTATATTTCAATAAACACTTCGGGTGTTGTTTTTGATTTCATTGTAAAAACAACTTCTTCTTTTGTTTCTTTGGGTTGTTCGGGTTGTTCGGGTTCTTTTGGTTTTTCCGCTACAGATTGAATCTTTTTTATCATCTCGATTTCTTCTTTCAATGATTTATTTGTATTTTCTAATTCAGTAATACGGGTTAATAATGTACATACAAAGGTGTTTTCTTCTTGAGATGGAGGTCTGTTTTCTATATTCGAATCGTCCTCTTTTATCGTTGATAATTCTGGTTGTGCGATTCGTTTTTGTAAATTAGAAACCATCATTTCTAACGATTTATTCTTTTCAATGAGAGAATTTATTTGATGGATATAATTGTTCATATGTACGGCTGTTTCTTGTGCTGTAAGTTGTCTAGGTGGTTTTCCAGGTTCATTGAGGAGAATTCCTCCCTGTCCTTGAAGTTGGGATTCGTTTATTTTTCGTCGTTCTTCTTCTATTTCTGTAATTTGTTTTAATACTTCTGGTTTCATACAAGGTTCTCCAGGTGAATATGTCAATAATAATTCATGAACATCCTTTGTAAAAAATTGTTTAATAGAAGATTCAAAATCGTGTTTAATAAATTGCTCGATCGTTTTATCACTCGGTTTGAAATAATCATTTTGATTTTCCAATAATTTGCGTTTATCAAACGTATTATGTTCATGTGAGAACACTAAAATCGTTTTTAATGGGTCTAATTGAACAAACGGAACGGTATAGTTCTTTAAAAAATATTTTTCTTCCGCAAGAGCCGCGTGATTTTCATATTTATGATCTTTTAATAATTCTATACGAAACGCAAATGTACCCGCGGTTGAATGATTCGGTCCATAAGGTCCAGATTGATACATTTTATCTATATGTTTAAAATAAACATACAACTCACTAGAACCCGCACATAGTGCTTCGCGATTTTCGGTCAATTTATCTACTGCGTGACTCACTCGTTCTGGAGGATAATAATCATCATCGTCCATGTATACTACAATAGTCCCTTTGATTTTAGTATGCATATAATTACGTTTTTCACCCAGATTCATCTTTTTTTCTTCTCGGAAATATTTGATTTGTTCTATTCCGGACTGTTCTATTAAATCGCGAATACAATCTGTACCATCATCTACAATAATCCATTCCATTCTATTCTTGGGATAGGTTTGATTTTTAAAACATTCAAACATAATTGGAATAAATGGACGTCTATTAAATGTGGGAGTACATATAGAGACAAATGGATAAAATTTTTTACTTAATTTTGGTGTGTGAGGTGTGATTCTTCCCATATATATGTACTATTATTTAACGTCTATAAATCATTTTACATCTAATTATATACATTACTTGTTTCATTCTATAAAATGTTGTCAAATATACATATAATACATCATTTAGGAGCTACATTTATTTCGCATTCTACCTGCGAATTTATACCAGTAAAGATGTATCGATGAAATAAATTCGCGTGTATATATATATGTATACACGTAAACAAAATAAAAGAGATAAAAAAAATAAAAGGAACAAAAAAAAGAATCATACAAAAAAAATGGGCGGAAGCATTGCAGATAATTTTATTTTATTTTTAATGAATATGAAAAATGCTTTTACTGGTAAAATTGCCAATTCATTTTACAATATTTTTAAATTGGTAGGAGAAAATATCACATATATGATAAAACAGTTGTATGATTTTATACTTTATTTATGGAAAGATATCAGTACAAAAGGAATCAAATCCTCTTTATTACGAACTATTTTATTAATATTTGGAATCATCATTAGTTTCTATGTGGTTGGTGCTGGATTAACATCGACGGGAATCATCAATATTTTTGGCAACAATGGTATTGTATCTGGATGGATATCCTCCAATATAATGAACATAAATATATTCAATATCATTGGAGGATTATTTATGGCAGTCACACAGGAATTTGGTAATTTTGTGAATTTTATTGAATATTTATTTGGGTTCGAATATAATACGACTACACCCACGACGATCATATCCATTACATACACTATTTTGATAAGTGGCGCGATTAGTTTAGTCATGTGTTTTTTAAATGAATTTTTTATCAATGAAACCCGCGTCATGAAAATTATAAAGAAAAAGGGGAATCTTCCGATGGATGAAATCAAAAAATTGTATAATGAAGAAATAGAAAAAGAAAACGAATATTACGAGAAAGTGGTGGATAGAAAGAGTAAATTTAAAGAAGAATTACAGAAGGTCTTAGAGGAAAATAGAGAACTCAATAAAAAATTGATGTTTACCACTCTATTAATAACTGAATTAAATAAAATAAACAAAGATAATTTATACCGAAAGAAAATAGATGATTTAAGACAAGATAAAATAGAAATATCTAACCAGTTGAAGACGAATGAACAAAGTAAACAATATCTAAAGGATATTATAGAAAATCTCGACGGTACGCAATTAGAAATGAATGAAATCAAAAAGGCAGAGATGAAATTATTTGAAGCAAAAGAAAAATTGGAAAAATTGGAAAAAACAATCGACAAAAACGACGAATTCAATAAAAACGTGAAAAACGTGAAAAAAGAGATTCAATTGGCAGAAGCCAAGATAGAATCTTTAGAAAGGTCAAAAATAATAAATGAAATAAAAAAAACAAAAGAGTTGTATCAACCATTAGAACAAGTCAGCGATGAGAATAAAATAAAGTCGATCTATCCAGATATAAATAAGGAAATCAATACCATTTATAATGAAATCATACGGAAGTCAAATAGTGAGGAAATGAATATATTGGGGTCGAATGATAAAGAAAAGATCAAACTATTATTTAGTAAATATATTATCGAAACAATTCTTGGGAAAAATAAGGGGCAATATAAACTTCAATCGGATTACGGCGAAAACATAAACGAAATCGATACGGAAACGATTCATCAATTGTTTCAGAAAACACTGGTCACAAAGAATGATTTATTAACCGAAAAAATGATAATAACAAAAAAACTGGGTTACAAAGAATACAATAATACAGACGAAAGTAATTACATAACGAAAGAAGTCATTATAAATAGTGTTCTCGCCGATTTAAAAGAGAAATACAATTATGATTTACATAGCATGACAAATTCATTACAAGATACTATTGTGAATATAATACGACAAAATATACAAAACAGACAGTCAAAGACAGAAGTCAATACCAAATCTATTCTTTTGAATTATTCGGACCAGGCAAAACAAGAAGTCTTTGATATAGTTAAAAAATACATGTTAATCAAATTTCCCGAATGGAATGACATACTGATTAATAATCCTGTGTTTGACTATATTTCGGATACGGCTGGGAACATCGGGGGATTTTTTAATTACTATAAATATTATATTCCCAATTATTTTGGATATAGGTTAGATAATGAAGGTCAAACGGGAGGGGGGTTAACTCCAAATGAGAGTAAAAAAATACCTATATCTGAAAGAGTTCAAAAAATTTCTACCAAGAAATTATTACAAACCTTCAATTCTATTCCCAAAGAAAATATAGATAAGATCAGAGAACAGTATCCGGTCCAATTTTACATGGGGATGATCACTGGATTTGTTAAAGAGAAAGAAGGCGGTTATGAATTTACAGAAGAAGGAATAAAGTCATTGAAAAATATACTTCAACAGACGACGAATCTAATTGATAAAAATTGTCAGAAAGGAGAATTCTGTGCTAAATCGATAAAACATCAGAATTCCAATAAAAAACACAACAAAACGCAAAAATCAAGCGGAGAATTATCATATCACGATGCCGTAGAATTGAAAGATGTATTAGATTCTTTGAATTTTGTTCATAGGGCGTCGATTCATTCCGTTGTTCGAGAAAATACAGAGGACATTAAAAATGGCGGGAGAGGGAGAGGGGGAGGAGGAAGAGAGAAAGGAAGAAGAGGGAAAGTGGCCGATGTAGAAAAAACGGTAACTCATTTAAAAACCGAAGACGTGTCTTGGTTGAAAGAAAAACATCCGGAAGAATACGAAGCTGCTAAAAAATATGGATTGGTCAATGAAACCCATGAAATGACAAACCTATTTTCTAAAATCATCCAAGATAGTGGGAAAATCAATGGTATTGATATTTATGCTGAATATTACAAAGACATACCTCCACAATAAATTCATCAAAGAATGTCGTCTTCGTCCTCTTCGTCATAGATAGGCGTTTCTCGTTTTACATTTTTATCTAAATACCGATAGATTCTTTTGATATCTAATTTATCGATAGTCGTATTTTCAAAAATCTTTTCGATTTCACCAATGTTCTCTGTGAGTCCTCCATAAAATAATCGGAGTTCTTGAAAAAAGGCAATCAAATCTTTCTTGTCCATATCCATTTGTTGACATAAATGATAAATAAATAAAAGATTATTGTATTCCGTTGAATATTTTGTGAGAACCTTCGTAAATCGAACATCCCCATTATGTAACGTCTTGTTCGGAAACTCTTTATGGAAAATAGAATGGTTTGAAAACGTTTTTATGACAGAACTCATTTCGTTAAATTGCCAAATCTGATTCTGAAAAGTAATTCGGTCTATAAAATCGGCAAAACAAATATTGTCTAAAATTCGGAGATAAAACGGTATCACTTTATCATTCGGTTCATGCGATAAAATATCTACGATGTTCTCATGCCATAAAAGAGCGACAATCGTTCTATCCGTTTCGTTTATGACCTTATTATGTTCTGACAAAGGGAGTTTTTCGTTTAATAGCCGGCGTGTAATTTTTTTCGAATCTTCATTAAAACATTTTTTATGAAAAATATGATCAAATGATTCGCTCATTAATATATCCGGTTTTAAACGATACATTTTTTCAATAAACTCTATTTTCCTTAAATCACATTGTATGTATCTTACTATTTTATTTAAAACGGATTCGGTTAATCCGGGTATTTTACTTTGAATGATTTTAATGATCTGCTGATTCGTTGGCGGTTTTAATTCATAGGTATGACATACTTTCATAAGTTCTTTTATCTTTTTATCCACGTCGTAGTTTCCAATACATATAATGGGGTTCCTCGTCATGTGTTCTAATTTCTGTTTTTTCGTCTTTTTTTGACGGATGAGTTTGATTAATGCCGTAATCCCGCCCTTATCCCCATTATTCATTCCGTCGATTTCATCCATGATAATAGCGATCTTCTTTGGTTTTCCAGCCATCATTTGAAGAACATTTTGAGAACCCATATTATTGGATGTAATCGTATCAATCAGAGATTTATTGCGAACATCTCCCGCATCATATTGAACAATATCATAATTTAAACTCTTTAATACGTCGTTTACAAATCTTGTTTTTCCACATCCAGGAGAACCATAAATATAAATCCCTTTTTTGAATTGTATGTTTTTACAGTTTTCTTCGTAATTTTTCAATAATTGCGTAATTTCTTGAACAATATGTTCTCTTTGAAGAATCTCATTCATTTGTTTATTATAAACGAATGAATTTATATATTTATTTAAACGAATAGTTTTATCCAATTCGTATTAGATTGAATAGAGAACGATACCCGTTTGCTGTCGTAGTGGTTTGTGGAATACTTTGTTTTAAATTGTAGTACACATTGCTTACGCTGGATACCGAAATGACTGTGCTTATATGAATCGGAAACGTATTCGCCGTAGTAGAGGTAAACGATTGTTCATAATAATTGTTCGCACTATTTGACGAGCCAAATCCAATCTGAATCAGTATGTCGGAGGCATCCAATGTAGTAAAATTCGTGAATGAACTCACACTGTAAATACCGGGTAATACGTTCTCAACCACCGCAATACTTTGATATGTGGTTAGACTTTGGTTCATTTGAATTTGTGGGCTATGATATGCGTATCCAACATCATAAGGGGTTAATACGGGTGGAACCGTGTAACTTAATCTCGGCATATATGCGCTTGCGCAATTTACCCATTTCGATCCATCACTACGCAATTTAATCCTGTCTAGAGATAAAATATCAATCGACGTAGAATATTGCGGTGTAAATCCGTATATGAATCCTTTACTTGAAACAATTGTTTGCGTGACGGATGAATTGTTCCAGATCGTAATTTCAGCACTTTTCGGATTCGATGTGATCGGACTCGGTAACTCTTGGAATATATTTATGTTTCCCGATATTTCAAAAAGCGAACCATACATATCATCGGTAGGTGTAATTGAACTAGTAATAATATAGGACGGTTGAAATACACCACAGGAGATATCCATAAACCCTACAATCTGTTTTAGTTTAGTAGTCCCCGTTGTATCCAATTGTGCCCGACTGATACCTACATTGTTCGTCGTTGTATTACGAGAAAGAGAATATAATGTACCATCGCCAGATAATACAGGATTAATAGCATTTGTAAGAGGAAGAGCAATCGTGTTCCAATTTACTCCATAATCGATAGAATATTTAAGCCCGTTTTGAGAAACAGCAAGCATGTATTTACCCGTGTATGAAATTGAAAAATAGATGTTTTCATTTATAACCACGGTTACATTGGTAGGACTAAAAGAAACACCATAATTATTGGATACAAAGATCTGTTCGGATACAGAGTCCATTATTAACATGTATTTACCATTTCCCGACACAGCCGCATTACTAGCAGGAGAAACAGAGCCAGTAACCGTCGTAAATGACGCCCCATTGTTCGAAGAGACCAACACATTACTACTACTTGTAGATGTACATAATATATATCTACCATCATAAGAAGACGCTATACTTTGTCCATGCGTGTTTGATAATGTGAAAACATTATTTGTACCAAACCCTAGAATGGATATCGAAGTAGACGTATTTGATAAATACACATTACCCGTATCATTCACAAAGAGGGTGGGTCCCGTAGTCGTAGGAGTAAACGACGGTACCGACAATGTCGCAGATAGACTCCAACTTTTTCCAAAGTTATTGGAATAAAAATAGGATTGTGAAGTTCCTGGTAAATATTTCATGGCAACCATATTTTTACCACTCGGAGAAACCGCTACCGAAGTATTACCACTATCCTCTAAATTTATACGATAATTATATGTTATTCCATAATCGTTTGAGACAAATACGCAGCCTAAATTATTTTTATTAACAACCACTATATGTTGTCCAGTATAAGACATGGATATCCATTTCATGGTTGAATCTCCTACGGTTGTTTGGATTATATTATCGGTTCTATATGACAATACATTGGAAATATCTACTACGTTAATAATATTATTACCAAACAACGTGACATTTCCATTTATAGTCGTGTCATTTGTATTTAATGACCCATTTACGTTTAATTTCGAATGAACGGGGGGTATTACCGTAGGACTAGTGATACCGGGTCCTATCCAAACATTCCCATAATAAAATATATTATTTCCATTGGAAAATTCCCATACAGACGGTCCGGTAGGGCCCGTAATACCCGTTTGACCTGTAATACCGGTCGGTCCGGTTCCAATGGGACCCATCGCTCCAGTAGGACCCGTAATACCCGTCGGACCCGTCGCTCCAGTAGGACCCGTACCAATCGGACCCGTCGGACCCGTATATCCTGTAAAACCCGTAGACCCAATCGAACCTGTCGGACCTGTCGGACCCGTTCCAATGGGACCGGCAGGTCCGGTATAACCAGTTGGACCTGTAGTAAGTTGTGATATAGGGACGAGAGAACTAATGACTTCAATATCAAACCAAGCATGTTGTT